GTTAGCAACGTTATTGAATATTAAAACTACTTATGCTGACTTAGAAAAATCAGCATTAAATGATATTCAAAAGATTTTTAATTCGAAAGATTATGAATTGATGAAACCTTTATTGAAAGAATTATTTGATGACCCTTATTTCAATAAACTATTAGTAAAAGCCATAGGAAAGAAATACACAAATTTTAATATCTTCTGGGATAAATATTATAACTTAAAATCAGTCGAAGAACATAAAGATATTCTAAGAACTATTTTTACATCCGCTACCGAGCCATTATATCCAAACGACCATTTTATTATGGCCATGTGCAAAATTCTTAATATTAATATTATAAATATTCATAGAAGTAAATATGGCATCAATGACAAAAAAGAACCAGTTGTTAGAGGCGATGTCGAAGACTTATTATTATCTTCGACTTTCTACAAAGCACCAACACAGAATTATTTAAATAGACCTTTAATAATCTTTTATAAATATAATAATTCTAATAATACTATTTATAATGTTATTGTTGATTCGACAATTTCACCAATCGGCGAGAAATCTATTTATATGAGAATTAAAGACATTCCTCAAGCAATTAAATATCTAATTGACGAACACTTAAAAATAAAAAAATAATTATTATTAATAATGGAAGTTTTAGAAAACATTTTAATTCAAAATAATGTAGATATCCGTAAAATTAATTCTATGCAATTTATTACGATTGTTATGGAAGAAGTAGAGAAAAATAAAGATTTGAAAGGCTCTCAAAAGAAAGAAAGAGTTATTAGTATTATTAAAGAATTTGTAAATAACGATAATAATATCCTTTCTAAAGCCGATAATAAAACAACTGTAGAACATTTAAATACATTATTATCCAGTGAATTGATATCTGATATTATCGAGAATATTATTTACTGTGCTGAAGGTGCTGTAGAACTAAATAAAAAAATTAAAAGTACATGTTTTTGTTTAAATTTCAAAAAGAAATAATTAGATTGTAATTATCAATAAAAATGATTGTTTGTTTTTATTTAAATCATTATCAGAAATGATTGTTTGTATGACGAAAGAAACGATTGGACAACTTCTTGAAACTGAAGAAATTATTGAATATGAAATTATCCAATTGCCAAATAAGGAATTTTTAATTAATATAGAAACTCCTGGTAAAAAAAATTTATCGACTATTACTAACAATTGGGAAGAATTATTCGGAATTATTTCTTAATTATCTTGATTTGTGGGGTTTCGATTGAATAACATTTGTCAATTTCATTTTTTGGCATATTGAATGTTAGATTTTCCTCTAAACATTCGATTTCGTCATCATCTTCTTCTTCATCGATATCTGCTAAATCATATTTATTTTCTTTTGTTTGTTTAATTGATTTCAATAATTCAATTAAATGTTCTTCGTCTAAGATTATATCAAAGTTGCCTGAACCACATTTTGGCACCTTACCCAACATTACTTGAGGTGACACACCACTCGTATTATCATATTCTGAAAATATACTAGCATTAATCAACATATCAACACTTTCCTCAAATGATGATTTACTCAATGCACTGCTGGCATTTCTATTAATTCCATGTCTATCAATTGACATCAAATTGCCTCTGAATGTCATAGTATCAATCAATAATGATAAATGTCGATAGTTCATTGAACCTTCGCCAGTTACATTAACCAATTCGTTATATAATGCATTTCTAGCAGCTTCTATTCCTAGGACTGTATAAATTTCTCTGATATCATTCGAAATAGTTCTTGTAGCGTCAATATTAGGATTTGATAATATTTCTGTTAAGTTAGTTCCATCCGTATCTAATACCCATTCTACAACCTTCTCGAATATTTCTTTTTCAGGATTATATAAATCATATTTTGTTTTATTTAAGGATACTTTGTTAATTCCCTTAATTCCTTTCAATAATACCTGATATACGATGTTGTGTTCCATTGCTTTTAATGCTGCAATTTCATCTTTATTATCAATATCTTTGAATGCATAATCTGTTAATTTAATTCTGAATATACATTCGTCCGCATTATCATCACTATAAATACAATCAATATATTTATTATATGCTTTGTTAAGTTTGGTGTATATATCAATCATTCGCAGACCATATGAATTCATTTTGTCTTTATTGAATTTCATTCTCAATACCCATGGCGAATCACTACGACATTTATTAACACTAGTTTCTAACGATGCAAATTTATTATAAATTTCTAACATGCCTTTATCTTCGTCGATAGTTGTTTCTAATTTTCCAGCATCCCAGAAAATTTCACTGTATTCTAAGATGTTCGATAAAGTTGTTATTTCAATTGAATTCTTAATAGCCATTGCGACGTTCTTGGCTTGTTCTAATCTCTCATCATCATAAGCAATACCATCATCAGCCATTTTAGGATTTTTCACAGATGCAACATCTTGTTTCATATAAATAATTAATGTAGGTGTCTTTGTTTTCTTAGTTGCACTCAAGATTTCTTTCAATCTAGGAACACCACTAGTAGCTTTCACTGCTGCCGCTGTTCCAGAAACGTGAAACGAATCTAAAGTCATCTGAGTTCCCATTTCTCCAATTGTTTGAGCAGCAATAATACCAACCATTTCACTTGGTTGTGCTATCGCTTCTTTAAAATATTCGTAAATTTGATTTACTAGCCAATCAAACATTGCTTTAGTAAAATTTTGTTCAATTATTAATTTCTTAGGTGATAAATAAACTCTCAATAAGATATGAAAATAAACCATACCTTGAATTGTATCTTTGATATATAAATCATTAATCATTTCTTCAATTTTGTCTAGAATATAATCAGGTGTCAAATCGCTTAAAGTTGCTTTGATGCCTGTCGCATCCCTTCGTTTAATACAAGTAGTAATAATTCTATTGAAAGGAATTGGATATTTAATTAAACTTCCTTTTTTGTTTTTATTAACTTTATTTATAATAAAATTCTTATCTTCTATCAATTCTTTAAAATGGTTATAACATCTATCATAAGTCGTTTTAGTTACTTGTTTAAATGCTTCTGGTGTTAGATAGATATTTAAATTATCTACAGGAGTTAAATTATATTTCTGTTCCATTTCTAAGAATTTCATTTCGATTATTGGTAATATCTGGTTCTCGATTTTACAACCGTCCATACCGTCTTCACCATAAATAAATTGAATTATTAAACCATTGGCATTTCTTACGGTATTATCGTAATTAATTTTAGCATCTTCCATGGCTTTTACTAGTCGTCGTTGAATATATCCAGTTTCACTAGTATTTACACAATGAATTCCGTTGATTGTTGAGAAATTGCCAGTTTCAGGAACTGACACATCATAAACCTTTTTATAGATATTCTTGAATTCTTCTTCATAAATTGGAGTAATATTAATAATCTCGTCTAAAATAACGTCGTTGTATCTTTCAATTGCTGTTTTGTTGATACTAATTTTATTTATTTGTTTAAATTTAGCTTCATTCTTCATATTAATCAAACTCTTGAATTTATTAATTTCATCTCCTACAATTGCAATAACGTCATTAGGTTTGATTATAGCAAATATTCCAATTCTTCCAAATACTAATACTAATTCATTTACTAATTCGGCTGATTTTGTTTTAGCTATTATTTCATTATTAATAACTTCACCAATACTATCATAATAACCGGCTATCAAACCTTTGAGAAAACTATCAGATGATACGAATGCATATTTAGGTACTTTATTATCTCTATTAGCGACTGTTTCGCCAATGATATATCCATAATCTTCAGATAATTCTTGACCAGTCAATTTTAGTTGTGGTAAATTGAATGTAACAGGTAATTTATCGCCAATTACGATATTAGGCGTATCTTGTTTTACAAATTCTTTCAATCCTTTATTCCATATCATTAATGACTTTGATTTCGTAACTTTAATTTTTCTTCCGCTTTTTGTTTCGACTAAATATAATACTTCTCCTGGGTCGTGGCGACTTACATTTGTAATTCTTCCCCAGATAATATTACCTTTCTTATCACAAGTAGGTGTATATATCTCATCATTTCTTACTCCTAACATTTCCATATTCATATCTTCGGGACCGAATACTTCAATTAAATCTTTATTATTTTCGTCTGAAAATTTGTTATTAATCCAACTTCCAATTTTAGCAAATTTAACAACTCCATTTTCTATTATGATAATATCAGTATCTCCTGTTACTGATTTTACTGCAGTATCAATCAAGCCTTCTCTGCCTCCCATAGCATGAAAGAAAACTTCCTGAGGTGATAAACCACTGATAAAACTATTTTCAACAAATCCACGAGCCTCAGGCCCATCATCATATTTCGTATAATGTGGTAAAGTTCGGTCAGTGTAACCATAAGCAATACGACGTCCATCGACGTTTTGCTGTCCTACACATGCCATAATTTGAGCAATATTAGTTTCTTTACCTTTAGAACCAGATTTAACCATATTAAACATGCGGTTTGTTTTTTCATCAATTTTAGCTAAACTGATTGTAGCCACTTCATTTGTAGTTTGATTTAAAATTCCGATAATTTCTCTTTCTAAAAATTCTTCATTTAAAAAGATTGAATTATTTTCAATTTCACCTTTTCGCATATCTTCTAATTTCTTATAAGCCCTTGCTTTCATTTCCTTGATTTTGTTATTTAATTCGGCATCTGTGCTAGTATCTGTAACTAAATCACTGATACCAATACTAAAACCAGAAGTTAATAGCCATCTGCAAATTAAACGCTGAGTATTATCTAAGAATTTTTTAATTTCAATGGGTCCATAATCATGATAAATAACAGGAATTAATCCATTCGTAATATTATGAAATACTGATTTATCTAAAGTTCCTGAAATTAATTTGCTATTGTTGATAATTACTTTCTCATCTTTCTTATTTTTCATTTCAATAAATAATGATGGTGGCATTATTTCAGAAAATAAATCTTTTCCAGTATAATAATTAGCTTTTGGTAATTTTCCTTTGAAATAACTATTAATCATCTGCAAATTTGCCATTTCTTTATCCGCAACTGTTACATAATCTTTTGATGCTCGGAAAGAACCCACAAGAGTATCTTGTACAACTTCGATACTGGGTTTTCCGTCTCTTGGAGCTAATATTAAATATGGAACTGCTGCTAAATCTTTTAATTCGCTCATTGTTTGAATGTTTTGAGGACAATGTAAATTCATTTCATCTCCATCAAAATCAGCATTATAAGGCGGTGTATCTAATACATTTAATCGAAATGTTTGATAAGGCATAATAATTACTTTATGACACATCATACTCATTTTATGCAATGATGGCTGACGATTGAATAAAACATAATCACCGTCGTTTAGATGTCTATGAACGATATCGCCATATTTTAATTCATTTGCAATTTTATTCAAATCAGCATATTTCAAATTAACAGGACCTGTTTCATTTAACTTTTTAACATATTTAGCGCCTGGCCACTTGTTGGACCCGTTCAAAATTAATTTGCGCATTTCTTCGATGTTATATTCATTAACAATTTCTTGAAATGTAATATTCAATGCTACTCTAATAGGAACTCCTAATTCATCGATACTAATATAAGGGTCTGGAGTAATAACAGAGCGAGCAGATTGATCCACACGCTTGCCATTTAAATTTCCACGAATTCGGCCTTCTTTCTTCTTCATTCTATCACAGACAGAACGAAGACGACGTCCATTTCGTTGTTGAGATGGAGCCAAACCAGGAATTTGATTATCAATAAATGTAAATACATGATATTGAAGAACCATCGTAATTAATTTGATTGTATCTTCACTAGAACCTTTAGCAATTTTATCAATGATATTATTATTAGTTTTTATGATATCACTTAATTTATGAGTTAAATCATCTTCTCGACGTTGTCCATTTTCTTCAATGATACTCGGACGAACGGCAGGAGGTGGAACAGGTAGAACAGTGCAAATCATCCATTCTGGTCTGTTCCATTTTGGATTAAATCCCATCAATTCCATATCTTCATCTGTAATTCTCTTAAAAATTCTTAATACATCTTCGGCTGTAAATTCGAGTTGTGTTGATGTTTCTTTAGTTTTGTCTTTCCATTCGGCTATAATTTTCATGGATGCTTCTTTGTTATATCTATCAGGTTGTCTGCTTCCACAACCAATATGTTTATCATCTCCACAAACCTTAATTTTAGTAGTTGTATTACATAATTTAAAATATGCTTCCCATCGTTTCTGATTATTTTTAATTGCTAAAATGCGTGTCATTTCATTTTTAAGTTCTTCAATTTGAGTATTTGGAGAAATCAAAATTCTGGAACAACGATAACAAACACATTTTAATATTTTCTTTACTATGTCAAAAAACATAGCATGATATACTGGCTTAGCTAATTCGATATGTCCGAAATGACCGGGACAGAATACATTTTTTTGTTCGCAAGTAGTACATATTTTATTATGTTCTAAAACTCCCATTCGCGGGTCAAACAAACCTCCGACAATTGGGTCACTGCCTGTATAAGTATCAGTTTTAGTTACTCGAACAACAGAACGTTTAATAATTTCATCAGGTCCTAATATACTAAATTGAATACCTTTAACTTCTTCAATAATAACTTTTTGCGAATTGTAGGATAATTCATTGTATATTGACATATCTATTTATTATATAAGTTAATTTTAAATAAATAAATCATTTTTTTCAAAATAATTTTGTTAGATTATTATAATATTTTTCTTTGATATCATTAAATTTATTTATAACACCTTCATTATATAAATACCGTTTCGAAAATAAATTATAATTATGATTTTCATTAAATATAACATAAATAATTAAATAAATAATCAACATAACAATTAATGTCTTTTTAATGTCTCTTATAGGTATGTATATCAATCCAAATAAAATAATAGCTTGTATTATCTTGTTTTTCAATAATTTCTTCTGAAAATCTGTCAATTCTAAATCAATATGTCTTGCACCTATTTGTATTAAAACAACTGATAATATCAATAGAGGGTCAAACGAAGGAGAAGATGCAGCAATTATATTCATTTCTATAATAATGAAAAAAATAAATTATTAAAACTATCTAATAAACCATTTAAAACTCAATGATTTATTTACTCCCAAATCTCTATGACAGCAATTCGCAATATCACCAGCACTTTTATTATATAATCCTATTCCTCCTGACACATCAACAGAATTAGGTGCATATGGATATTCTGTATTTCCTTCTGTTCTTGCAGGAATTCTACGTTTTATTTTTGGAGAATTATCCCAATTTCTAAGAATATAACCCCAACGCCTATGTCTTTCATAAATAATTTGTTCAGGAATTACACGAAATGCATAAGGTTCTGTGTTTTCGTTAAAAATTCCTCCCCATCTTACTCTATGGTCTGTTTTTTCTGACATAACATAATTATTAAATCCATATGATAAATATGCTGCTTGATTAGACCATATTTTATTAAAATATGGAGATGTTTTATTAGTTATATATTTACTCATAAATGCCGAATAATCTAAATAAGTGCCTGTATTATTTATTAATTCTCTAATTTTAGAAAGTATTGTTTCTGATGATTGAGAATATGTATATGTAAAAACTCTTGTATTACTTATAAAAAAATTTAATAATGTTATTGGTGTATTGTTGTTAAACTGAGGTTCAAACCATCTTTTACCGTATTGAGGATAAGCTGCATCTGTATATTTTTCATCAGAAGAAAGACTATTTGGAAATTCACGACTATCAAAAATAGCTAAACAATCTTTAACAAGATAATTATTGAATATTGCATATTTGGCATCTTGATTTGTAGTCATATAATTTGTTCCTGCTTCAATATATGTATTATTCAATCTAGGAATTGTAGTGGGTTCGGTCCAATGTCTTGAATTATAATTAAAAGTTGTACTATTAACCGCTGCTTCCATTGCTAACATCCAACCACCACCATTACAATTACTATCCATAATGCAAAAAATTTGAACTGCTTCTGATTTATCATTTGGTTGTATCCAATATAATCCATTTGTATTAGTATCTGTCAATTGTTTAATATCTAATGCAGATTTAGCAGCTTTTTCTTTAGTGCTTCCATCAAATATTGTAAGACCAACATCTATTGAAGGAATAGTAGCAGTTGGATTATTAACATAATTATTTAATACCTTGGATATAATCAATAATTCATTGTCTGTTAAAATACAATCCCATACTAACATATATGCAAATCCAAAATCAGAATATAAATCAGGTCTATTATAAAAAGTATTAATTCCTAATCTATAACCATATATATGTGGTCTTATTGCATTAAATGCATCATTACATGTTGCTTCCGGTACAATATCAGTATTATATCTTGTTGTCATTTGAAGTGGTAATCTTTCAAATAATCCAGCATGACAATTCTTTCGGCTAGATGATGGAAATGTTAATGATGATGGAACATCATATTTTCCTGTAAAATTTATAAGTGTGTCTATTTTATTATCATTAATTATTATTGATTTATTTTTTATTGTTTCTTCTTTGTTTGCTCTACTTTTAAAACATGTAATAACCCAATTTGTATCTTCGTCTCTATTAGGAGGCGGTGGAGTATTAGGCCATTGGAATTGAACTGATAAATTAGTTGGTTTTATTATTCCTTCAATTCCCTCATAATGTCCTATTGCTAAATCATTCGTTGATAATATAAATTTTCTATTTTGAGTTGTTGTATATTTTGTTATAGAACAACATGTAAAACCGGATTCAAACATAAAAGAACCATATGGAAATTGAATTTGTGTTTCTACAGTTCCATTTAAATAATTTACGTTATTGTCGTCTCTCATTATTGAATGACTTGTTCCAGTTATAGAACCATCTCTTACACCTCTTCCTAATGCATCTTTTACCCGATTAGCAACACCTCCTGTATTTGTAATGACAGGATCATATATAGCCCATGGTATTTTAAGTTTTAAAATTTTATAATATTTGTATGCTAATATAATATTACTATCATCCTCTGTATCTGCTATAGGAATAACTGGAAATGGAATAGCTTCCGTTTCATTTTGTGATATCATATTTACCATATTTGTTTGAGAATCATCTAAATAATAATCACCATCAACATTATTGTTAAAAGTTAATATAATAGAAACAATTTTTATTGGCGTTGTTTTAGAGTTTAATTTAATATTAGTTACTAAAGCTATATTTGAATATAAAACAGGACGTGCATTAGTATTAAAATCATATAGAATAATAACTTTTTCTCGATTCATTATAATATCTCTTTCTGCATTCAATTTTTCAGCTACTGAAAAAGGATTTGGATTAAAAAAATTTACACTAGTTAAATCAAATAAATCTTTATAATAATTTTCTTGTGCTTCATTTAAAGAACCTGCATTACCACTATCATACGTTATTTTAATAGACTTTAATAAATATTTTTCATTAGTATCTTCGGGTAAATCATAATATATATAATCAAGACCTTCATTTGTTGATGGTGTTAATATGATAGGAGGATTATTTATATTACTATTATTTAATACAGATAACAATTTACTATTACCAGTTACATTAAATGAACTAAAAGCATAAATAATATCATCATTTTTTGATGATTCTTCGAATTGTTCAGCTTTAGCTACATATATACCATAAAAAGAAGAACTTCTACTCAATGGTATTGTTCGTATATTTGCATAATTAATAATAGGATAAACAATTTCAGGAACAATAAATGTTTCAATGGTTTTATTATTATTATTAATAATAGTTAAAATTATAAAAAATAATAATATTAGTATTAGTATTATCATAAATGTTAAAATACTTAAATAAGTATATTTCATATTTTATTATAAATAATATTTTTTTTATCTAATGAACCATTTAAAACTCAATGATTTATTTAATCCTGTTGTTGCTGGACAACAGTCTAAACCATCTCCTGCACTATAATCTTTATATTCCATACCAATACCTCCAGAAATGTCATTGGAAAAAGAAATAGGCTTAAAATTTAGATTTTCATTAAAAGTGCCACCCCATCTAACTTTATGGTTCCATTTTTCACAATAAACATTAAAACCATATGACAAATATTCAGATTGCGTTGACCATATTAAACTATTATAAGGAGGAACAGCAGAAGCTCCTCCACTTCTAGTAGTGTTACCAATAATAGAATTTTGAAAATCAGTATATAGCATATATTTTCCTCCAACTGCATTATCTCTCATATAGTTTTGTAAGGTACTTATCTCCGTAGCAACTTGACTTCTACATGTATAAAGAAAATTTCTTTTATTAGAAGCAAAAAAATCTTTTAATGTAATTCGAGTTGCAGAATTAAAATCATTAATTAGCCATCTCCATCCATAATGTTTTCTTTCTGGGTCAGTGTATTTATCACTCTCGGTTATAGGACATTTATTTGTTACTATAATTGAATTAAATTCTCGACTATCAAAAATAGCCATACAATCTTTAACTTGAAAAGTATTATATATATCATATTTAGCATCTTTAGTTGTATCCATAAATAAACTACCTGGAGCTTCTAAATCTATATCATCTGATGGTATTAATTCAGTATTTGTAGTCCAATGGTTTGAATAATACTTAAATTCAGTACTTCCAGGTGCTGCTTTCATTGCTAACATCCATCCACCACCATCACAAGCATCATCCATAATGCAATAAACTCGTACGGCTTTAATTGCTCCTGCTGGTTTTATCCAATATCTTCCGTTTGGTATAGATACACTAGGATTTAAATTTTTAATAGCTACTGCTGATTCTGCTGCATTTAATTCAGTTTTACCATCTTTTATAACTACCATCGTAGGTGGTAAAGGAGGTGCAGAAACAATTGGTTGTGTTGCACCAACACCATTTTTTATATAATTATTCAACATTTCCGAAACAATTAATAATTCATTGTCTAATAATGTAGTGTGCCATATCATCAAATATGCTAAACTAAAATCCGAACAACTACCTGGATTTGATAAATTATTTATCAATAATTTATTTTCATAATAAGCTCTATGTCTATGATTTAAATCTCCATAATCAGGAGTTCTTAATTGTATTGGTAATAATTTATCAATATCTTCTCTTATTAAAAGTTCTTTTGGTAATTTAGTTATATCTGTTGGTATATTTTTTTGTAATATTGTATTATATAACAAATCTTTACTATTCCATCTATAAAATTCTTCCTCTGTCTGCCTTTCAGCTAAAGAACCTATATTAATATCTGTAAAGTAAGCACTATCTGGAATATCTTCTGGTTCTATTTGTGAAATAGCTACTTGTTCATTATTAATAATAATAGTTTTTTTTAATAATTTGGAATAATAAGAATATTTAATACATGTAACAACCCAACCAGAAGGCAATGATGTGCTACTTCTGTCAGTTATAGGATTATCATAATCTGTTACTATTCCTGAAATTCCCGAATTATGTCCGATAGCAACTTGATATCCTGCTCCATCAATTGTCAATATTTTATTATTATTTGTGCCATTATATCTTGTTATAGCACATACTGTATAATTCCATGGAAAAGAACCTCGAGGAAATAAAATGGAAGTATTTGTTGTTCCGCTTATATAATCTATATTATTATCTCTTTTTTTTGAAATTCCTGTTCCTGTTATTGTTGCATTTCTAACACTTCTTCCATATTCATCTGGTAAAACACTTAAATTATCAGAACTTACCTTAGAAGGATTATATATAGCCCATGGTGTTTTTAATCTTAATAATTTGTTATAATTTTTTTCTAATGTGCTACAACTACTTTCTTTATCAGTAGTAACACTATAAATATTGGTATCAGGTAATGAAATAGATATTTGTTCAGCCGGTCTAGCAGATAATATATCAATTGTAGTGCTACTTTTTGAAATTTCAACAACTGTTTTAGTTGGTATAAAATATAATTTAATCGATTTAATATAAATCGATTGACTTATTTTTAAGTTTGTTATTAAAAATAAATTACAATATAATGATATATTAGTATAAGGAACATAACGATATGTTACAATATTAGTAGTTGTTGATGGACGAGTTACCGTCATAGGTATTATTTGAACATTCGCAAATGGATTATCAGTTTTAATATTTACAGTGCCTATATCAAAAATATTTGAAGTATTTGCACTTACGATATAATTATCACCTCTATTACTAATATCATAAGTTATATCAATTCCAGATAATAGAAAATTATTTTTATTATCATCAGGTAAATCAATAAATATATAATCTTTGTTTAATAACGTTGATGGAGTAAATTTTAATGTAGAACCACTAGAAGAATTATTTAAAATAGTTAAAAATTGTGTATCTGTTGCATTTGTAAATGAACTATACATTGCGATAATGGAATCATCTACTTCTGGGTTTTCATATTGTTCGCCATAACCTATATAAATATCATATAATCTGATTTTATCATATAATTGAATTACTGATATATATTCAGGTCTAGTAATTAATGGATATAATTGCTGAGTTGTAGCAGCAGGAGTTACGGCGAACTGTTCTATTTGATAATTTAAATAATAAATAATAGCAATTATTAATAATATTAATAATACAACAACTAATATATAATAAATCATTCTATTATTAAAAAACTTTATTTAATTTTCCAAATATATATCATATTATTGTTTTGTTTGACAAAACCAAATAAATTTTTTTTATATAATTGAAATGCCGTATATGCGTCTTGTTTGAATTCCGTAAAAACATAACATTCATTTAACAATTTACATAATAATACCTGTATTTCTAATAACGTCAAGTTATTGTGATATATTATTTTTCCTTTATTGTGATAATTCCTATTATTCATATATTCAATAATTTGTTCCATATTTTTATCCCAAATAATCTTCAATTATATAACTTATATTTAAATTACTATATTTTGATACTATCGACAAGTAATTGATATTATCAGTTCTTAATAATGTCATCAATCCTGGTAGAATGTTATTTAAAGAAAGGTTTTCAGGAATTCCTATAGCTGTTATATTTAAATCTGATTTAATTTCTGATAAACTCACCGTAGATGTCAATGGACTGAATGACATATAAACATCATATTGTAAAACATTAAGATTACCGTTAATATTTCCATTTGGATTTTCGAAAATACCATCTGGTGAAAAACATTTAATATTAAAAATTCTATAATTAACTGTTGCTGCTCCAACCGTTTTAGTTAATTTTTTAACTAAAGGTTCTAAATATATATCATGTTTATAATAAGTCACACTATTAAAAGTAAAAGCACTAGTAAGGCCTGTATTTGAAATATATCCAAATTTTTTATTTAAATTAAGATTGGTAACCGACAAATTACTCAGATTATTTAATTTAACATAAGTTTCGAATAGATAACTATTCTCTTCTTTGATTTTGCCAGTTACATATAATTCATTTGAAATACCAACATTACCACCATTCACATTTAATTTATAATTTTGGGCATTTGTTGTACCTATTCCTACATTTCCTCCTGCATCTATTCTCAATAATTCATTGCCTGCTGAATTTTGACCTCCTGTATAAAATAAAAACTTACCCGTAGTTGTTGTATAAAGTTCAACATTACCCTGTTCTGTCGTAGTTGTATAATTAAAACCTTTTAACATTATTCGAGTATTACTTGTATTTGTGCCACTTGTGTTATTTGTTCCGATTGTTGTATAATCAGTTATACCATTACTTATTCTCAATCGACCTCCGTCTCCTACTTGTAAAATATTTGTTAAGCTTGTTGATATACTCGTGCCAATTCCAACATTTGATGTTATTATTAATCGAGCATCAATATTTGTAGTTGAATTTATAGAAATTAATGTTGAATTTAATGTAAAGTCTCCTCCTACATGTGATAAAGAACCTCCTGTCAATTGAATTTGACCATTAATAGCAGTCATAGAATTTATATAAACATTATATCCATCTGGGCCTGAGGTATCGGTAACACCAGTGCCTAGTTTTAATTTACCATTTAATATAAAATTAGAATTATTTGAAATATTTTGTGTATATAAATAATTACTTATTTTTGCAATACCATTAACATTTAAAGCATAGGCTTCTGCGTTTGTTGTTCCAATTCCTACAATACCTGAGAATGTATTTCTGGTAGGTGTTGCATCTGGTGCAGTTTGTAATAAAGAACCTATAATAGTTGTGTCACCTGCAATAGTCAATTTTGCACTGGCTACAGTTGTTCCAATTCCCATATTACCATTTGAATTAATAATCAGAGAATTCTGAGGAGCATTATAATTAATAGAAATTTGTGATTTCCAGTTTTGCGTGCTTGCATCTCCGTAATCGCCTAAAATAAAATTATAATCGGTATCATATCCAAATTTGAAATTTCTTGTTGCTAATTGACTTGTTCTTTTAGATATTATTAGAATACCGTCATTATTAATAGTTGTATTGCCGATGTGTAATAATCCGAGAGGATTTGAATTTCCAATTCCAACATAACCAGAAGAATTAATTAATAATGAATTATCAGGTGCAGCATTATTAATATAAAATTGTTTTATCCATGTCGAAGAAGTTGTATTATCACCAATAATAAAATTGAAACTTGAATCATATCCTATTTTTGTTAATTTGTTGTTATTAGAAACATCTCGTTTCGCTATCATCAAATTTCCATCTGTTTGAGAAGATATAGAACCAATACTAATATTACTATTAATATAAACATTATTAGAAGAATAAATAGAACCATTAACTATTAATTTATATGAACTGCTGGTATTTGTTGTTCCAATTCCTATATTTCCCAGACTATCCATGCGCATCATTTCAGCACCTGCAACATTAAAAAAATGTCCTCCTCCACCTGTATTATAATTAATTGTTTTGGTTGTTCCTCCAATTAAATGAATTTTTGTATTATTATTGTCATCATTATTATTAATTCCAAAAATAGAGAAATCATTATCGGCAGTACCAATTCTAAATTTACCTCCATTACCTATTTGAAAAAGTCCTTGAGGATTTGTAATGCCTATTCCTATACAATTGCTATAAGTCAATGTTAAAATATTTGTTGCTTGTCCAGAAGAAATCCAAGTAAGATAATTATTTGAATTATTGTCATTTACGTGATAATATCTAGTAATAAAACCATTAGTAATATTTTTACCGATAAAACTATTTATATAATTTGATGTATTTAAATTTATAGAACTATTCCAAATGCCAAAGGTATTAATAGCAGAATTAATTGTTAAAGACCCATTAAAATTTGTGGTGGTTCCTATTCCTACATTACTAGCCATTGTAACAATACCACCAATATTAGTGACATTCGAAACGAGTAAATTTGAAGTATAAATATTTAAGCCAGCAGTGATATTCGAATTAACAGTAATATTATTAGATGTATAAATACTGTTATAAAAGATGTTTGAAGTTGTAGTAAGGTCACCATTTTGAAAAACAGGACCATTGATATTTAATTTATATGTAGCTGTAGAATTTGTATTGATACCAATATTACCAATACTATCAATAATAAAAGAATTAGATGGAGCATTTGAATTTATATAAAATTGAGCTTTAGAAGTTTGTGCAGTTGAATTACCATAATCACCCATGACGAAATTAAAATTATCATCATATCCAAATTTGAAATTTCTAGTGTCTCCGCCAGTTTTTCTTTTAGAAATAACAATAGTACCATCTGAAACAAAATTGACATTACCTATATGTAAATTAGCCAATGGTGTTGTATTGCCGATACCAATGTTTGAATTTACATATAAATTAGAACTTGAATATACATTACCATTAATATTTAGAACATATGGTGAAACATTATCAATAGTATTAATAGAAATATTGGAAAATGTATAAATATTAGAACCAGAACTTCTCCATTCTTTTTTGGGTTCGTAGCCACTGCATTTAAGCTGATAAATTTTTGCAGTAGTTGCGGAATAAACTTGTGATATTATTAATCTATAGTATTTAAAGGCTGTAACATTGTTGGGTATATCAATAACAACTGATTTATACAAAGCATTAGCAGATATCGTATAACTATCACTAGGAATTGTATATGAATCAACTAGTATAACCCAATCATATGTTGTTACACTACCTGCTACTGTAATAAGATTATCATTATTTAGACCTACTATAGTTATATTTTTAGGTAAACTTGCTTGATTTGTTTCACCAATAATTTCTAGTTTAGATAAAATAAATGTTTCTGAATAATATAATTGTATCCAATGACCAGGAATAGAAAAACTAGAACCTGCAATTGAATATTGCGTAGTTATATATTGAGTGCCTAAAGCTGAACTTGCATTAAAACTGTTATTACCTAACTTAGGTGCAATAAATGTATAATGTTCTGGAGTAATCCATAAATTAGCATTATTAATAAAAATATTATTAGTGGTTGTTTCAGGTTCGGTAGTATTTTGAACTTTTGTAGAAGTATTAACACTATATAACCCGTTACCATATTGTAAATTTGTTATAGTCCCTGAATAAGTTGCTGGGTTGATATAAATTGATGGTGGAGGATATAAATTTACGCCAGTATAAAAAGCTCTTTTTCGTTCTACGATAGTATCGTAATAAGGTAAAACATTTGAAAACAATACATTAGAATTTATATAAATATTGCTTAATAATTGACTATTTTCATAAATATTACTAGTAGCTTTTAAAGAAGTAGTTGTAATTGTTCCATCAACAGTTATTCGACTATCACTGGTATAATTTGTGCCAAATCCGAAACTTGTTGCATCTTTAGCAAGAGCAGTATTATAATAATAAGGAATACCAAGACTATTACTATAATAAAATTGAATATTACCTGACCCGATTAGTCCTGCTACATTAGTTAATAATTGAGGTGTAACAGCACTATAAACATTTGTTAAAGAATCACTTAATTTATCTAAATTACTTTGTGTTGCATATACAGTTGAAATATTTCTAGAAAAAGTATTTGAATAAGTTGTATCCATATAATTTTTTGTGTAATAATAGCTGTCAGTGTCTGATTTTAATAAATAATTAGGTTGATTAATAATGTTTCCCCAAGGAATATTTTTAATATCTATGCTATTATCTGTTGCTATTTTGTTAGCTCTTATTTGACCATAAACATCTAATTTCATAGCAACAGATGTGTCATACTCAACTCCTAAAATAACGGTATAATGTTGAATATCAGGATTTAATATTAATCGATTGACTGTAGTACCTGCAGAACTGACACCTTGTTTTACCCAGGCGTTATAAATTTTAGCATTTTCTATAGTTAAATAAGTTGATGCGATTTGCGCATTATTTGGATAAATGTTTGCGATATCAACACCATTAAAAAAAATAGACGAAACATTAATGCTGCCATTGACATCTAATAAATAATTAGTATTAGCTGTTGTTTTACCTATAGCGACTGTGCGAACATTATTGTTATATAAAACAGCTCCAGCGCCTGCACTCAAAGGAGTATAAACCCAATTATTTAAATTTGATAAATTTGGAGCATTTACTGTAATATTATTATAATTCAAATTAGTAATATTTGTCCCTGCACCAATAAATGAAGTGGCACTAACGGAACCACTAACATTTAATTTATTTACACCTTCATTTGTTCCGATGCCTATATTGCCATTACTCAAAATAACAAAAGCATTATTAGGTGCGTTTGAATTAATATAAAATTGTGATTTCCAGGTTTGAGTTGTTCCATCGCCGAAATCGCCCATAACAAAATTAAAATTAGTATCATAACCAAATTTAAAATTTCGTGCAATAGAATTAATATTAAATTTGGAGATAATAATTGATGTATCACTAATAGAATTAATTGAACCCAAATGTAATGTTCCTAACGGTTGTGAATTTCCGATACCAACATTAGATAATGAATTGAGATAAATATTATTACTTTTTGCAATCCAATAATTATCAATAATTTTCAAATAAATATCATCTAATTCAATATTATTTTTATACAATGAAATACAATTAATACTTCCATTGACATCTAATTTATAATTAGGCATTGACGTTCCAATACCTAAAGAACTATTTGTAAGTCGCATCAATTCATTATTGGAATTTTTGAAGATATAATTTGCTGTAGTTCCTTTTACACCAAAAATCATATTCGAATTTAAAGTACTCATAAAGATATTCGAAGAATTGTTATTACCATCAATAATAACTTTGTTGAGATTTGTATATCCATTTTCAACAGACAAACAGAAGTTATTACTATTGTTCCATTCATAAAGTTGTGTAAATTTTACAAAAGGTTCATTAGATGTGTAACCATCTATGACAATTTTTGGACTTATATTTATAATACTAGTCATTATATTATTTACTTACTAATAATAAAAAAGTATTATATATTATAGAATAATGACAAAAGTATCTTCTTTAGCAAATTTTGTAGATATTAAGGAATTTAACAATTTACTTATAAATGGTGGAGGTGATCCAATATTAACGAAAAAAAAAATAGTGTCAATGCGTAATTTTATAAGAATACTTCTTAAATTATTTAAAAATAATTATGATTCAATAAAAACCAGAAGTTCCAGAAGAACCTCAAGAAGTTCCAGAAGTGGCGGTGAAGGTTTAGGAAATTATGCTAGTGCGACGTTATACAGTGATTTGAATTATACAAATCAATATCAATTTCCGACAGCTGCATTAACTGAACGTTCATTTATTTAAAAAACATCGTTCTTATTATTATCTTCATAAGGTTTATATTTAATGTCGGGTAAATGATAAACGTTTTTTTCTTGATATCCATATCTTTCTATTATTTTTATTAATTTAGCTGAATATTCCATAAAATTATTAATACTTTTTTTAAGTTCATCATAAGAACTAAAACCATAATAATATTTCATTTTACCTGGAAGAATTATATATATCGAATACATTTCACGAATAATCATATTTCTCATATCGACAAAAATATTAAAGTATTTTTTAATATCATATCTACCACCGAGAATAAACATATAAATTTTATAAAATTTGTCTATGTGAAATAAAATATTCGTGTATTTTTCTAAATCATATCTTTTGATAAATCTAATATTCAATACTATGTCCAATAAAACATTATCTTTATATAAATATTTAATTTCTTCGGGGAATTTTTTAAGATAATAGTTGTTATTATCGGTTATATATTGTCTATATTTAATGTCTTCATTTAATGCCGCTATTTTGTTTTTAAAATTTTTATTATTTGTGTTATCATAATCCCTAATTTTATTAATATAAAAGTAACTAATAATGATGATAATAATTATAGATACCAGTATATTAATATTTTGATATGATATAATGAAATATATTAAGACAATAATTAATATGGCTACGTAATAATTATAATACCACATTATTTATATTGAAACTCCGTCTATAAAATATATAACAAAAGATAATATAACAAAAATTATACCAATGTAAAATAATCGCTCTTTTTTGAAAAAAATCTCTTTAAACTCCTTATAAGTAGATGGATTATTAATAAAAGTAAAGACCTCATTAATTATATCGATAATTGTTTGCATAGTATTTTTATATATAAACCCGATATTCAATTCGGTGATATCCATTTCTATAATTTCTTTTTATAATTTTTATATTACATCCATCATATCGACGGCTGACATTAAACTACGGCGACAACAATATCGAATTAATCCTAGATTGTCTAAAATTTCTTTTGTATGAATATCGCTAAAAAATTTAAGGTCTGCATCGGTTGTATTATTGTCTATAGTAGTCGCTGCAATTAATTTATTTTTTTCTGCATGATAATAATCGTACTTATCTGCAATAACTTTAGAGCAAGTAAAACAACGAATTGGAATAATCATATCTATATTTGTATATATAATAATCATATCATTTTTTTTTATACATTTATATTAAATGGAAAATTATCAAGTTTTTCGAACTCTAGCCTTATTACAAGAACGAGTAACCAAATTAGAAGGTGGTGCAGTTGCTCATCCTGTCGTTTCTTCTGACAATGTCGCTAATTTAGATGTTAATAGCCGTTTAGCCGCTCTCGAAGGTCGTCCTCAGGTTACCATTACTAATGTTAATGAATGCCTAGCAGCTTTAGAAGCCCGTATTCAAGTAGCTGTCGATGACGTTAATAGACGTTTAGCCGCTCTCGAAGCTCGTCCTCTGGTTACTTTAGATGATGTAAATGAACGTTTAGCCGCTCTCGAAGGTCGTCCTCAAGTTACTTTAGATGATGTAAATGGCCGTTTATCCGCTCTTGAAGGTCGTCCGGATGTTACACAAAGAATATCGGCAATAGAATTAACTATCGCAAGTTTAAATAATTCTTAAGTATTTAAGAATATAAAATAATTATTTTTATATAATGATAAATATTTATGTTATTAAATCGGACCATCTACCCATGAGAGCGAAATCAATTGATGTAACTACAAACAAAATTCGCAATCTTATGAAAGCCCAAAAAATAGAAAGTAATATAGTTTATATAAAAACACCAACAATACAAGATATTGAAAAAAACTTAGCAGAATATAATAAAAGTATTGATTTAACTGAAGAAATCGAAGATGAGGATTTTAAGAAACTTCAGAATAAATTTAATTTAGCACAGATTTCAAATTTATTGAAACATAAAAATGCATATGAAATAATTAAAAACAGCACAAATAAACATAATCTAATATTAGAAGATGATGTATTATTATTAGACGATTTTATTAATAATTTCAACGATTTTCTGAAACTCTTAAATAAAATAGAATATGATATATTATTTACTTGTATTTCTAATAATAATGGTACTAAACGACTTGATATAGAACTATCAACAATTAATTTCAAAATTTTATTATCTAAAAGTTCATATCTCGTAACACAGGCGACCGCTGATAAGTTATATAATTATTTACAGAAAATACGATTCACAATCAAAAATAGTTTATCTAAATATATTTATGATAATAGAAATGATTTGCAATCATATGTATTAAATAAGCATATGTTTTTGGAAGGTTCAAAACTCGGATTATTTATATCAACGGTCAATCCTACAAACCAGCAAATACAAAATAATAGTTTTGTTGAAATGGTTAATTTATATAATAAATTTGATAAAAACGAAACAACAATCGAAGATATATTAGACTTTCACAACAAAAACGGAAAAAACAATCCCGAATTTCTGCATTTAGTTGGTCTAGTATATTATAAAAAAAACGATTATAACAAAGCACTCGAATATTTACAAGATGCTGTTTTTAATATTAAAAAATTAGAAGGACATGTGCCTGTATTCAATGAGATTTTAAATAATTGTATCAATATGCATAAATTTTCACAAGACGATATTAAAGATTGTTTTGATAAACCTGGTATTTATTGTGCTTGAGGTGGTTTTTTTATCATTTTCATATGTAAAAATTCATTATGAAAGATAACATCATCAATTAAAGCTTCATAATTCTTCAGAATGATTTTTAAATTTATTTTTGTATTGCAATTATAATTTTTATTTATAATTGTCAAATAGACGTTTTCAATATTATCAGAATATTTATTGAAACATAAATCATAAATCATTTTTCCGCCAATGACAAAAACTTTATGAATATCTATTCGTTTTTGACAATACTCAAAAGCATTTTTAATATTGCTAAAACTCTTGACATTATCAGAATTTATGAAATTATTATCACTGGTTATAACAATATTTAATCGATTTTTAAGAGGTTTGCAATTTATCGATTCCCATGTCTTTCTACCCATAATCAAGACATTTTTTTTATAATTTTTTGTTTCTGATGTGACGTCTCTAAAAATACGCATCTCTTCTGGTATATTCCAAGGGATAATATTATTATGACCAATACCACCTTCTAAAGTAGAGGCCAAAATAATAGAATATAGCATTATATAATAATAATAAAATTTTTTTATATCTATCTTTATAAATCAATCATATATTTAACTGCACTCAAATCTAAATCACGAATTCTCACAAATTCATATTTATCATTTGGCAAAGGACGTTTGATTATAAAAGGTATTTTGCCTTGTTTCAATTCCTCTAATGCTACTTTCCTTAAATCCATATTAGATTTAATAGTTTTATCGACGGGAACGAAAGGCGGATGTCCTTGAGATAATTGGACAGTTCTTTGACTAATAATTAAATTGAATTCATATTTAGTCATAATCATTTTGCTTATTTTTTTGTTATCTAATGAAGCAAAAACTTTAATACAATCATCAAAGGGTACTTTATTGTTTTCTGCCATTATTTATTTCTTTGGATTGTTTCTTATATAATTAAAATCATTTTTTATTTTCTCTCCAAGTGAAGCCACAGTTATCGCACACATAAAAGTATTTCATATGAGACGGATGATATTTAATAGGTATGATTTGCCTCTTTTCGTCTGGAATATCACAATTAGTACATTTAATAGCATCGTCTCTAATTCTCCTTAAAGTAGGGTCAAATCGTAAATAATTATTAACGTGTTGGTTATATAATAATTCGTCTTCGGTATAGATAGTTTCGGATATCTTTATAGCGGTTGTGCTTTCTTCATCTTTTTCGAATGAACAATGCTTACAGTAATATACCATTTTTTTATCGGCATTTGTTTTTATATATTTCATATTGTAACATACTTCGCAAAAATTCATAATTGATTATTTAATTATTATTATCATTTTTTTTATATTAAAATTTGGCATAATAGATTTTCTATAAATATAGGTTCTCTTCCTTTATTTGAAGTTGTTAATAAATAATCTATTTCGGCTCCTATTCGTAATATCTCCATTTTTTTATGGTCATCATTATAAATTTTTAAGATGTCTGTTATAATATCAACTATACTCAGATTAAATTGAGATAATTTATATGAAAATTGTCGAATGTCTTGTAAATCATATTTCGAATTAATAAAATTGTGAATGGGTGGATAATTGTATTTACAAAAATCTTCCGTAATCAATAACGGTTCGTTCATATAAACCTGTAAAATAAAAATATGAAAAATTATGTTTCTATTTAGAACTTTAATTTTATTATGATTATTCAAATAAGTTTTTAATATGAATTCTATTTCTTCTATTGTGAAAAGTCTCAGTCTTATTAATGAAAACCTGCTTTTTATTGGTGATTCGATTTTCGATATTTTATTTGTGGTGCATATAAAATAAACATTATTATAAAACTTTTCCAAGATTATTCGAAATGCATATGAATAATCATCAAGTTTATCTATGTTTTTTATTACAATCAAATGTTTATCATTTATCACTGGCTTGTTTTTTATTATAAATAATATCATTTCAGTAAAAAAAGAATAATTATTTGGCATATTCGGATTATTCAAGTCGATTTCAAGAAAATACTGATTTTCATAATAAATAATGTTCTTGTTCCAAATCAATTCTTTTTTGTTCAAATTGATAATATTGAATTTCAATTTTATCAATTCGTCTATAAATAATTCTGTTGGAAATCCTATATAAGAAAACAATAAAAGATTATATTCTATTTTTGCATAAGTATGTAATAATAAATTATATTCTTCAATGTTTGATATAATTTCTTTAAAATTATTTTTAAAATTTATCCATAAGGACATATTATAATTATTATAATGTGTTTCTATTATATAGAAAATGGAAATTAAAAATAAACTCAATATTATCACAAATATTTCGATAGTAATAACTATGGTTTTTATTATAATTCTTCTTATTGATGAATTATATAATATTGGGCTCTTTAGTTTCAAATATACATATAATTATAATTATGGCACGTTTAATTCCAAATTTAATAATATTCAAACAATCGAATGCGAAACTAACCGCTTTAAGGTTTATAATAATAATAATTACCTATTTAAGGACATTTTTAATAAAAGTTATTTCAATTATTTGTTAAAAATTGCAATGACTTTCATAACAATAATGTTCATAATTGCTTATGGTATTTATTTTTACGATAATTTTATAGATAGATTGCCTGAATTATGTAGTTTTAGTGAAGCTATTTCATTACCAAAACAAATATTAGAATGTTTATGCAAGGATTGTCATAAAATCTTGCCGAATTGCACTAATAATTATCTAATCGTTTTTATTATTATTATATTGATACCAATCGCATATTTATGTAAAAGTTTCTTATGGTTTGATTTTACACCCAATTCAAATTCTACATTACTTACATTAGTTTATGTTCTGATTTTTATTATGTTGATTTTTAAATATCCATTCGATTTATTGATTGCAGCTAATCCAGATACTAAATATAAAGAATTGATAACCTATTTTATTGTTACTTTTGTTTTTATTGTTTCGGGTTATTTATACAAATACATTGATAAAACATATATCAATAATATTAAATTAAATTCTGTGAATAATATTAATATATTCAATGATATATATAAACAAGCACCACCAATAAAACCTTTACCTGTAACTAAACCCGACATAATAGACACCTTTAAATATAATGTTAAGAATACTGACCCGGCCTATAAAATACAAAAAGAAATAGCCGACCGTTATTATAGAGACATCAAAAATTATGAAACAGAACTAAATTATTATACAGAACGTTATAATAATTATACGAATTCTATAAATACTAGTTTGAAAGATAAAATAACTGTAATAGATGTATTCTTTAATATGAGTGGTTTGAATAATTATTTACATATTTTTATAATTGCTTTGATTATTATTATTGCACTTGTTTATTATAATTATTCTGATAAAAATCAGATGTTATTTGTTTGTATGATATATTTAATATCATTAATAACGATATTGACAATATTCAATGCTATTCAATATTATAATACTTATATTAATAAATATATAATTTATGAACCTAGTGCAAATTATAAAAGTGATGTCACTGTCGTCAATACTAAACTAAATTTAATTTTGGATACTTCGAATGGTCAAAATTTTTATAATATTCTTACAAACTCCCATAAGACTTATAATAAAATTGAAAATGATATTATCATTACAAGACCGACAATAAACAGTCAAATAAGAAATTTGAGTTCTGATAATATCATAGAAAAATTAGCAGAAATTGATACTAATATCAGAAATTTACCAGAGATTAATGTAAATGACAAAAATAAAATTAAAAGTGATTATACCGTTTATTTCAATGGTATTAGTGCGCCGACACAAACAAATATAGAAATATTTAAATTTTTTTATAAAAATATTGATAAATTTACGAGCACAAGTATTAATAAATTTCCAGTGGATAATTTATATTTTACCTATAAAAATAATTTGAAAATTACCGTTCGTTCAGATTATCATAGATATTCAAATTTATATATATATTACAAATCATATCAATATTACAAATTCATAGATAGATTAGAAGTTTTGAATTTTAGGGATGTTAAAAAACTCAAACTTAAATATTATAATTTACTTCGTGAAATATATAATAATTATTCAAATATTCAGAAACTTAATTTTAGAAATAATGCTCAAATTGTTTCAAATATCGATACTGACATCAAAAGTATAAATAGTGATACTATTGTTAATATGAATATTGATACAAATTTTAACAATTTTATTAAAAATGAGCTTAATACTATAAATATAGCAGAATTATATCGATTACCTAAATTATCAGGTTCTGATTATATTGAATTTATGATTTCAGCTGATACTCCTAAAACTATATATATATCACCTAATCCGCCCAATGTTGATATTGTTGACAATTATATTGAAATGCCAACAACAATAACTGACGACTCAAATAATGAATATTCTTTTATCACTAATGACGGTGTTACATATTCTAATATTCGTATTAAATTTGCAGAAAATATTTCAGGTGGAATAAAAGTAACTCCAGCAATTACATTTACAAAATCAGATAATTATTATACTTCTACAGATAATTCTATAATTACTTATCCTTTTAAAGTAATGTCAGGTATTTCTGATAATAATAATGTAATTTTTATAAATATGATTATGATTATTCTTCTAAATACTTTAACCTCGATGAGTAATAATTTTGATAATCAAGATTTATGCAAAGCGATATATAAAGGAGGTGATGCGATATGTGTTGTTAATCCTAATACCAATAAATTTATTTCATATGCTTCTACTGTGTTTAATACTTTTAATTTGGGAACCGATATAACGACTTATATTGGTGATACTAAGTTTATTAATAATCTTGATACTACTGATAATTATTATGGTTATTTGATATTATTATATAATATTTATAATTATGATGAAGAACGGTTAATAGATATTATAGAATATGTCGTTTATTCGAATGTAAGTAAGTCTAGTTTAGAAGATATTAGCAGTGATGATAATTTAAATATCAAATTGAATAAAATAAAAACTCAGATTAATCGAACGAATACTACACGATTAAGTAATATTTATAAAAATAATATAAATATAGTAAAATTTATAGTCAAATTATATACATTGTTTATTAATAAAATTAAATATACGATAGAAACAAAAATAGATAAGTCTTTGTGTATGCCAACTACTTTAAATAAAAATTCAAAAGAACAGTTCATTTTGGATTATATAACTAAAAATTTTACTGTTAATATAGAAACGAATAGTGCAACAGCAAGGAATACAATAAATAAAACTGAAATTATAAAAATAAGCAATTATTGCAAATATTTTTTCAATATTTGTTTGTATTTATTGAAAAATAATGTAAATAGTGAGATGGATTTATCGATGCAAGCAATTACAAATTCAATAATATCAAATTATAAATTTTATAATACAGAAGACATAGATGAAATAGACCTTAACGAATTACGACAATTATTATCAATAAATTGTAACTATAGTAATAAATATAATAATATGAATACGAAACAATTATTGACAATGCAAAGTAATACAGACGCAGTTACATATAATTTTCCTGTTTTGGTGGTTATTTTATTTGTGTTTTTAGGAGAAACATTATTTATAAAATCTTAATATATAATTAATATGGCAGCTGAGAATTGTAAAGATAATACAATTAATTATTATTTCATAGGCAATAAAGAAGATTTGAAAGAACAGACAATATTCAAATATTTCGATACAAATTATATTCCCTTAAATAACCTATTATTGAGTTATTATCAAACGATGGGAGCAAAAACGCAAGATATCGAATTCAATGCTTTGTTGGATAAATTGAACACTAACAAAAAGATTTATAATCGTTATAATATTTATCCTATTTTCATATCAATAATAGTAATAATAATATTGATATGTGTTTTTATTCTACGATTTATATTTTTGAATTATTATTATTTATATACATACTTATTATTGGGTATTGTATTAACATTAATAATTATAGGTAGTATATGGTTCATATACATAAATAATGAAACATTATAATAGAAATGGCAGAATTATTATATGGTTTCAGAGATTTGGCTAATATTAGAAATCCAAATGTACCAGTTTTTAATTTAGGGTCTTTAATAATTCCTGATTCATTTGTCAGACAATTTAATTCAAAACGTTATAATTTTTATGTAAAATTTGTAAATGGTTTGAAAGACCCTGATACATTAACCAAATTCTTATATACCCTAAGAGATGCAAGAGTTTATCATGCTGATTTACAAGAAAAAATAGCTAAGATATCTAAAAGTCTGAGTGTTTTATCACAAACAGACCGAAAGAAGGTTGTTGAAAATTTGAAATTATTGATTGACAATAATAAATACAATAAATTATTTGATGTAATTCAAAATTATAAGAAAACTGGAGGAAAAGATTATTATATCGATAAACCTGTTGCACCTATGAGAACTTTTTTAAATCAAGTTCATGAAGTTGCACCTCTTTTAGCTTCAACTCCAAAAACCAATATCGAAGATATCATCAAAGAAACTGGAAGTGCTCCTACTACTGATAATAAACCAATACCTGCAATTGATATAAACAAACTCAGATCGGTTTATGAGGGATTTAAGAGTGTTCCAAGTATAAGTCCCGAGAGAGTTGAAATCAACTTAATAGACCGAGGAGTATTTATAGGCGTCACTTTAGCAATTCGACTAATAACATTATCTTTAATTAATTGGTGTCTAAATGCTAATTTGATTAATAATTTTAGATATGCATTCATATTTTATTGTGTTATATATATATTATTTTTCATATTCATAGTTGCATTAGTTAATGTTATTTATTATTATCCGATTATTGAACTATTCACAAATATTTCTTTAATTAGTATTCCTAATATGTTATATTATTTCTATATTCATATTAATGGGTTCAATCGTTTAATTTTTCATATATTCATTATTTGTATTTTGATGACAATCCCATTTATATTATCAATGGATAAGAAATTAGCAGAACAACCAGATTTGAATATTAGTTTTGATTATTCACTCAAAAATGATATATACAATTCAATAAGTAATTTTTCATTTGTTATTTGGTGTTTAACTAGTGTAATTGCCACTAAATTTTAATTGTTATTCTTAATTAAGATACTAAAATAATATTATGGATGATAATAATCGAGATTTATATATATCCGAAATTATCACACATTATTTACAAAGCCATTATCCTAAAGTATATGGTGATAATGCAATTGTAAATAAATATAAAGAATTTTTAGAATTATCACGGGTTAAAGACCAGTTTGAAAAAGAACATAAAGAATTAACTCCTGAATATGCTTCGAGATTAGAGGAGTTGAATATATTTTTTTATGGTAATGCTGATGGAACTTATAGTGGTAGTGGTAACGATTTAGCAAGAGAATATTTGAGAACTGTTAATAGTATAAAAACCCTTTTACAATCTAATGAAGATGCTGTTAAAAATATAGCTTCAAGTATATCATCACTTATAGAAACTAGTTCTGTAAATAGTGGTGACCAAACATTAACACCTAAATTCGTATCAGATGTTTTAATACCAGAGCTTTTACAAACTAATTATTTAGATAGTGGTGAATTTTCTATATCTGCATCTAAAACCCTTATTTCAGATGCTCAATTATTAACTGAAGAACAAAAAAAGAAATATTTAAAAGATGAACCAAAAAATGAAACTCCTGAAGAGAGAAGAAAACGCGAAGAAGAACGAGCAAAAGCATTCAACGAAGAGAGATTAAAAATACTAAAAGAAACAAATAAAAGTAATTCATCTAAAAAATCCGCAAAATATCAAATAGACGTAGATAATACCTTTATAAAAGTTAAAAATTGCTATAATCAAAGTTTAAAAATTATTCAAGATGATTTATATAAAGAAGCTGTAAGAAAAATAGCAGATAGAAAAAAACGAGAAGAAGAAGAAAAAAAGGCACCAGCAGGAGCGGCACCAGCAGCGGCAGCAGGACCAGCAGGAGCGGCACCAGCAGCGGCAGCAGGACCAGCAGGAGCGGCACCAGCAGGAGCGGCACCAGCAGCGGCAGCAGGACCAGCAGGAGCGGCACCAGCAGCGGCAGCAGGACCAGCAGGAGCGGCACCAGCAGCGGCAGCACCTGGAGCAGCGGCAGCAGGACCACCAGGACCACCAGCAGCAGCGGCAGGACCACCGGGAGCAGCAGGATTAGCGGTACCAGCGGCAGCAGTAGCACCTTTAAATATACAACAATTACAAAATGAAACAAATATATTAAAAAGAGGTATACAACAATTAACAACTCAATTAGAAATCAAAAAACAAGAATTACAAAGAAAAAAAACTGAAATGCTAGAATTATTTAATATAATTACTAAATCTTCTCCAGATAAATCACAACCTAAAGTAGGAGGAACATTAAAAAATGCAGAAGTTGTTTCACGTACAATGGAAGCAACAGCAGAAACTAAAAAATTAGCTACAGATACATATAACTTTAAGCAGAAAGAATTAGAGAGTGATATAAAAAAACTATTATCTGAAATAGAACACATAGAATCCGAATTAGCAATTAAACAAAAAGAATTAGATGATAAAGAAAACGCATATGTAGAAGCTATTAGAGCATCTTCTTCAGCATCAATATATAGTAACATATTGAAGGGAAAAGATGAAGTAAAAGAACCAGAAGACAATGATAATAAAGCTTTAAATAGCCAACTTTCAGATTTTGATAAATTACATACAGATTATAATAAATTATACGCTGATTTTGAGCTTTTATTAACTGAAATAGATAAAAATATAGATGAAACTAAATTAAAAATTAAAATAAAAAAATTTAAAAATGAATGTAATAATTTTTTGACGCTCTGCTCTAATATTAAAGAAACCGATATTAAAATAAAAAAAGAAATTAATGATAAAAAACAAAACACAGCCTTATCTAATAGTGAGCGTCAAAAAAAAATAGACTTCTTATATGAACGATGCTTTAATAGATTAAAAGATAATTTAACACAATATGTTAAAAATTTATTTAAAAAATATTATTCAGAACCAGTATTGAATAAAAAATATGAAGAACCATATATGAATGAATTAATACAAAAAATTAAACAACTACCATCAATTCAAAAATATAAACTTAAATTTCCAGAAGAAGAAGTTGTTATAAATTTCATTGATTTTTTTATATTATATAAAAAATTAAAACAACGTGAAGTATCTGAAGAAGAATATATAAAATTTAAAAATATTGCGGATGCTTGTATATCTGCAAATGCTCGCAAAATCGAAATTAATCCTCCTCCAGTAAAAGAAATAGATGAAGAAGATGAAGAAGGAAAAGAAGGAAAAGAAGGAAAAGAAGGAGATGAAGAAGATAAAGAAGGAAAAGGAAATGAAGAAGGAGATGAAAAAGCAGTTAATGAACAAACAAGACAATCTAGATTATCAAAAATAACAAAAAAATTAACACATATACGTGATGCTACTATAAAAAGTGCAGGTAAATTTGGAAAAATGATATTATCACCTTTTATACTATCAATAGTAGCAGTACAACTTTTAGTAGCTAAAACACAAAATTTATCTAATTTGACATTTGCTGCATCAAAAGCAGTAGAAACTATACAAATACCTAGTGATATGTTAAAAGCACAAAAAAAAATAGATCGCGCAGAAACAGAAACATATAAATTGATAAAAGTATTATCAACATCACTTTCAACATTAATTAAAAAAGAACAAATAACAAAAGATACACAAAAATTAAATGAAATACGTGTAGCAAAAGATAACTTAAACGAGCTTAAAGTATTAAGTCAAGCTCTTTTAACTGAATTAAAATATTTAAAACCATCATTAAAAGAACCATTTGAAAAACCATTTGAAAAACCATTAGAACAACCATTAGAAGAACAATTAGAACAACCATTAGAAGAACCATTAGAAGAACAATTAGAACAACCATTAGAACCAATTATAAAAAGAACTATAAATAATGCATTAGTAGCTGATTTACGATTAGATAATGCAGTTGCTAATTTTACACCAACAAATAAAGATGCCTTCGCAGCAATAGAAGATGTATCACCATCACTAGAAGAAGCAGAAAGATTAAGACTAGAAGAAGCACAAGCAGAAGAAGCAAGAAAAGCAGCAGAAGAAAAAGCAAGAAAAGAAGAAGGAGAAGAAGTAGAAGAAGGAGAAGAAGTAGAAGAAGGAGAAGAAGTAGAAGAAGTAGAAGAAGTAGAAGAAGGAGAAGGAGCAGAAGAAGCAGCAGCAGAAAAAGCAAGAAAAGAAGCAGAAGAAAAAGCAGAAAAAGCAAGAAAAGAAGCAGAAGAAAAAGCAAGAAAAGAAGCAGAAGAAAAAGCAAGAAAAGAAGCAGAAGCAGCAGCAGAAAGAGAAAGAAAAGCAGCAGAAGCAGAAGCAGCAGCAGCAGCAGAAAGAGAAAGAAAAGCAGCAGCAGAAATAAAAGCAGCAGAAGCAGCAGCAGAAAGAGAAAGAAAAGCAGCAGCAGCAAGAAAAGCAGCAGAAGCAGAAGCAGCAGAAATAAAAGCAGCAGAAGCAGCAGCAGCAGCAAGAAAAGCAGCAGAAGCAGAAGCAGAAGCAGCAGCAGCAGCAGAAAGAGAAAGAAAAGCAGCAGAAGCAGAAGCAGCAGCAGAATTACCACCGCCGCCACCCCCACGAATAAGAGAAACAATTTATACTAAAATTGAATTAAAAAAAGAAATATCAAAACTTCAAGAAAAATATACACGAAATGTTATTATTGATTACGATAATGTTAGTTCTAATATTCTAAAAACTGTAGAACAAATTATTACTGAAATTAAAGATAATTATATAACTAAAGTATTGGGAATTTACCATGATTATCAACAGCAACCATTAGATTTACAAAAAGCTATTAAATTAATAGTGCTAGCATTAAATACATATTTGAATGAAAAGCTTAGTAAAATTTTAGAATCTCATGATAATAATAATATTGATATTAAACAAATAATTTTGTATTATTATTGTTATTATTGGTTTATAGTATTTCAAATATATTATTTATATTTACAAGATAAATTAATAGCTTATACATTTTTTAAACAAATTATACAATCTTTTAATAATTTTTGTAAAATATTGGTTTTATTTGATTTAGATACAATTAATGCAAATAATATATATTTAATTAAACATATATTAATGTATGTTATATTATATATTCCAGAAATAATTGATTATAATAATGATAATGATAATGATAATGAAGACGTAAAATCATTATTACAGTTGTTTCACCTCAATACAACTAAACAATACATATTAACAGAAATGAAATATAAATTAACTAATTTTTTATCATCAGAATCGATAAATGAACAAATAATAATTAATTATTTATATTCAAATATAATTAATTATTTAGATTATATACATTATAATCTAACTGACAACGACCTAGCTAAAATTTATGAGTTTATGCAAAGTATTAAAAGCTTAGAATTACCCAATAACTTATTTTTTAGTATTAATTTTTTAATGTTTATTATTGAGATTTTACAAAATAGAGATAATATTAATCAGCTTATTAGTATTTTAATTAGTTTTAATAATAATTATTTAATATATTTAGAAAATTTAGGTTTTCAAGAATTAACAGGAATAAATATTAAACAATATACGATATTTACATATTTATTAACATTCCTTTTTGACTATTTTGGATATATATTATACAATTATATTAATGAAAATTCTTCTGTTTTAGAAGAATTAATTATAAAATATTTAAATTTATACTATATAATTAATTATTATATAGATAAACTACAATTATATTTTAAAACTAATGATGATATTCAAATAGAAATTCAAGTAATATTTGCAAGAATATTATTAAAAAATTTTAAACTGCTATCAAATTTAATATTATTTCTAAATTATTTATCAAATATAAATACCCGAACATATTATTTATTTGATATTATTCGCGAAATATTAATAAAATTAGAAAATATAAATTTATATTTTCTAATTTTATTAAATAGATTATTAACAACTGAAAATGAAGATATTAAAGATATTGTATCTAATATATTATTTGAATATGTTAGATTCTATAATTTATTAGTAACTATTATAACTCGTAAAAAAGAAGAAATAAAGTCACAAATAAAATCAGAAGAACCACGTAGTAATTATCCTATTTTTTTAAAAGACGTCACAGAAGATATTTTTGCAAAAATTCCCTCAAATATTACTTTTGATATTTTTATAATAGAAGATAATAAATTAAAATTAAAAGCTGATTATTTAGGAATATTAAGAGATTTTATAATTGATATTGTTAGAAAATTCACAGAATCAAATATTAGTATTAGTAGTAGTAATGATAGGTCGAGACAGATATTTGAACCAAAAACAAAACATATAGCAAGTTTTCTTTTAGATACTGACAATCCTGATGAACCAACCAACCTACAAGGAGGAAATAAACAATTGGCATCATTAGAAATTAAAGATATATATGAATATTATTATAAGATTGGTGATAATAATGAAATTAAGAATGAATTATTAGAAATTTTTGATAATGATAGTTCATGTGTTGTTTATTTATTATATTTGATTATTTATAATATAAAACAAGATAATAATAAAAATTTTAAGAGGTTTTTTAATGATTTGCAGGAATTATTAGATATATTATATGATAGTGATGTATTATTGTTGAATTATTATGATACTGATGAAATAATTTTCTACATATTTATGATTTATATTTATAATAATTTTAGAGAATTGGCGAATAAATCTTCTGTTAATATTAAAATAACGATAGTTAGCGATAGTTTAAAATTGAATATAACTGAAAATTATGCGAATATTTATAATAAACTGGAACATTTCTTTTTACATCAAAACAAAAATAAATTTATAGCTTTTTTGAAAAAGAACTTAAATCTCGAAAAGATAGATGCAATACCTAAAAATAAAAAGAAAAACGAATATATATTATCGTTTATTTATAATTATTCACAATCCGATAATAATTATATAGAAGGTTATGATAATTTCTTAACTTTTTCTTACATAAATATTTTAAATAAACTTACAAAAACATTCATAATAAATGGTAATAAATATGACAATACTTTGCCAACATTAGATATTTATTCTTTTACCGATTTGACTAATATCAAAATGCGAATGACAAGAAAACAAGAAAAGACATCAATAAAACTTTTAAAAAACCATCGAGACTTACTAAAAATACTACAAGAACGATATAAACCGCGTAATATAACAGAACTAAACACCAAATTCATTTTAAACAAATCTATTTTGGATTATGTCAATTCAATTAATAACACTAAATTTTTATCAACATTACCTATTATAGATTTTAATAGCTATTTGTGTGATAATGGTAATGATAATGATAATGATAATGAAAATGATAATATAGAAGAAAATATATTTTATTTTGCATCAAAAGAAAATGAGAAATCTATAAATGTTTATGTAAAATTGGTTAAATATTATTTATTAGGACTTCAGAATAGAATAAATAAAAAGATATTAGACTTTGCATTTTTCATAATTTGTAGAATTAATAATTATTTAGATAAGAAGAAAATTGAAGACAAATTAGTTAAAGAATTGTCTAAAGCAAATATTGAAATTGATTTAAGGAAAATTAAAGAATTCATAAATCCGCGATGCGAAAAAATATTAGACAATCCTTCAATATTAGATTTATTATATGATTATTATGACAAATTGACATTTGAAACTACGATTAGATATTTAACGAGTTTATATGAATATGACCATAAAAACAAATTACAAAATAGAATTCAGGATTTGATAGATACGAATAAAATTATTTATGGCGGTGGCGAAGAAACTACAACTACTCCAGCTTCACAGCCAACGACAATAACACCTTCAATAGATGAAATTGAAAAACAATCATTAGAAATATTATCAAATGAAAAAATAACAGATTTGGAAGATAAATTTAAAAAAATAGATTTTATATTAAAGAACGACTCATTAAATATAGAAAAAATCAATGAAGAATATAAAACAAATATAGCATTCAATTTTTATACATTAATACCGGTATATATTGCTGATATGGAAAAAATAAAAGCTGACTATGACAAAAAGATAGTAAATAATAAAGGTAAAATTGATAATTTAACTAAAGAAATTGATAGACTAAATGCTGAATTTCAAAAAAATAAAAATCAGGACTTAAACACACAAATGCGTCCCTTATCAAATAGTAAATCTGAACTAGAAAAAGAAAATGATAAATATAGATCAATTGTTTTAGAAATTGAAAATAACATTAATAGTTTAAAGGATATTTCTGATTCTGAAAAAGGATTTGTAACATATGATGATTATCAAAATGCAGATAAATATTCTGATATAACATCTTTAATTATTGCAGTCAAAGCTGCAAATAACGAATCAATAAAAGCTAAGTTAAAAAATAAATTAGAAGAACAACAACGAAAAATATCGAATTTTAAAAACATAATAACAACTAAAGAAATTAAAAAAATAGATAAAATAATAGAGACTACAGAAGATTTCTATAAACCTATAGGAAAAGTATTAGAAAGTATTTCTAATAATAAAATAGTTCAATCGGCTGCAATAATTAGTGATAGATTAAAAAAATATTATGACAAAAACATATTAGGAGAATATAAAGATAATCCTACTGAAAATATAAAGAAATATTTTGAATCTTATAAAGAAGTTTTAAATATGTTTGTAACCGAATTAGATGATATATTAGATAAATATAAGAGGTCTCTAGACATTAATTCAACTATAAAACGAGGTGGTGGTTATAATAATAAAAAAATTAGAGGTGGTGGTAAAATAGATGATGAAATTAAAAAAATGGTTGAAAAAAAGGCAGCTATTCTAGACGATTTAAATAATATTTCAGCAAATTTAAAAAAAATAAAGGCAAATCGAGAACTAAATAGCAATAGCGAAAAGAAAATGGCAACACAAGGTTTTATTGATGCTAAAGGAATGAATGTTTTTGAGAATTTGCTATCATCATACGAAGACAATATCAAAAATAAGAAAATGCCATATGAAATGGCCCAGAATTTATTTTATAAGAAGGCACAAAATTTAAATTTAGACCCTGAGGAGGAATTAGCATTAACAACAAATGATAAAGTTATATTTTGTGTGGTTGTTTATGTCATACGTTTGTGTAGTTTATATGTTTGTTATTTTCTTATCAAAACTAATACAATAAGAGATATAACGACTGCTATAAAATATTATATAACTTGGTATATATTTATATTATTAATTGTAATAGGATTAATAAATATCGATGCATTCAAAATGCGAATATTATTCAATTATCTAAATATGCATAATAACTCGTTTGCAATATTAATTCACGTTGTATTGATGTTATTATTTGGATATTTGATGTATCTAATGACTATAAATATTTTAGGAAAAGAACCTCCAGCAATAGAATTGGGAGAAAATGAAAAAATAAAACTACAATACAAACTCGAATTGTTATCAATAATAATATTTATATTTATTTGTATATTGGTATCACTTATTATTTAGGAAAATATTTAAAAATAAGTGACATCTGAAATTTATAATTAAAAACCTTGCTATTAATAAAATCTTCTAATTTTAAATTATTTTTGTTTATTGTAATAATATTATTACTATCAATTTTATTAATAACATTATCATAGGAAACATTGTTTTTTAAAATTATTTTAATTTTGTCTTTGATTTCAAATAAAGCAATATTTGTAACTTTGATATTAAATTCATTAGTAGAAGAAATTTCAAGAACTTCAATGATATCTGTATAAAAATCATTAAAATTTAAGAGATGATTTGAAAAATCATAAATATTTATATTCCAATTTGAGTTTAATATTCCTACACTAGTATAATTATCATTAACAGGTTTCCAAATGTCCCAAACATCATTTTTAATATCCGGAATAAATGTATAACTTATATTACTTATATTATCGTTTATTAATAATATGATATAAGGCGTGTATTTTTTGACAACAGCAGGAACACACAAATAAGCCGGATAAATATTATGATTTAAATATTTATTATTCACTGCTATCTCATTTTTAATAGTATTTATTATAAATGATTTTCCATTACCATTAACATTACCATTAGCATTAGCATTACCATTACCATTAACATTACTATTAACATTAACATTACCATTAGCATTAACATTACCATTAACATTAACATTACCATTCAATTGAATAGGATTAAGAATGAAATCATTGTAATTATTGAGAGTAGTATTATTGATATCGGCGGAAGAATTATTAATCATATTGGCACGTATATTACGTAATTCGGTTATTTTATTATTGATGTCGTTATCTTCTTCTGGTAATGTGACTTGAGGTTCTTTGGCTGGTTGAGATGGTTGAGGGTTTTTAAAACTTTCGTCGATATTTTTTAGAATAAGTTTATTAATTTCGTTAGTTGAAAGATTATTGTTGTTGGTTGAATTAAAATGTTGATAAATTGAATTGAATGTATCAATAGAAAAAGAATTAATATTATATTTATCTTTAATCATTTTGAGTGAAATAAGATAAAGTTTATTTTGATTGTCTTCTATCATTGAGTTTTTAAAACGGTTCTTATATTAGGACGATAAAATTTATTTCTTAACATAATCATAACATCATCGTTAAATTGTTTATAATTAACAATATCGGCAAAACTAGTTTGGACATCAGTATCTCGTAATGATATTAACCATCTTGTTTGGAATGCTATTGAAAAAACACCACATTCAGTATTGCTTTTTTGATGGGCTACATTATTAACCATGATATTAAATTTTTTGTTAGGATATATACGTTGCATTTGTTTTTGAATATCAAGAAATACCGGTTTCAGTAATTTTGGAATAGGTCGTTTAACACTATCATAATAATAAGCACCATAATTATTTTTAGTGGGGTCTAGAATAAAAAAACTGGATGTCCAATGAGTGCCAGGTTCATCATATTTGCATAAATTCGTAATGAACCCAAAATATTTTTTTCCAGAATTAATAACATTTTTCATATTGATATCACACTCACTATAATATTTACAAGTGCCATCTTTATTTTTTAGTCCGAAGTCAATAGTGAATACACCAAGAAATTTATAATTAAAAGTTTTATCGTTTTCATATTGACCAAGAACATTTTGAATATCATAATTAGATAACCATTCGGTTTTATTATTTATCCATTCGCTGGGTTGAGCTGGTTTAAGTTCTGTATCTTCTATTTCTTTCATTGCTCTAGAAATTTTATAATTTTGATTACGATTTAAATATCTGATAATATCTAACCAAGCCCAATGGCTACTATAAGTTATTTTTAAGAATTTGTCTAATTTTTCTTTAATATTATGATATAATTCATTATTATCATCACTTAGAGTAATTTTATCACTGGGTTTAATATGATTATAAGCAACCGCTATCAATCTCAGTGACCGATTTGAATAACATATTTTTTTATCAAATGCGCCTGGACTACAAAATGACATTCTACTATAAAAAATTAAAATAAAAAAAATGACAATAATTATAATTTAAAAATATAATTAAATATTAATATAATTATGGCTCATCAAGAGAAGTTTAAAAGCTTTATTTCTAAACATAAAGTTGAAAAAGGAAAGCAATATACAAATACGAGTATAGGTAATCCTAAAGTCGCTTTATATATTGCCAATGATGAATACACTGAATTTTTAAATTTATATTCATTAGCCATTGCAAATGGTACTTCATTGCATTATACAGAAAAACCTGTTGAACCAAGTCCATTGCGAGTTGATTTAGATTTCAGATTTTCTATGCCTATTAATGAAAATGGAGAACCATTTATTCAACGATTATATACAGATGATAATGTCTATAAGATTATAGACAATTATTTTAAAATAATCAATACATATTTAGATATTGATGAAAAAAGCAATGTCGCATATGTAATGGAAAAACCATATCCGACAGAATTTAGAAATAAAATCAAAGACGGTATTCATATTATTTTTCCGCATGTGATTATAGATAATAATACACAATTTTTTATTAGAAAGAAAATTTTAGATATTGCTTCTCAAATCTTCAAAGATTTATATTTATGTAATGAATATGAAGATATTATTGACAAAGCAATTATAAATGCTAATTGTTGGCAGATGTATGGGAGTAAAAAACCAGAATCAGAAGCCTACAGAGTGACCAAGATTTATAATTACAAGGAAGAAACAATTATGCATGATTATGTTCCGTCAGCAGAACTTGAGATATCATATATTAAATTGTTTTCGATGAGAAATATCACAACTGAACCAACTAAAATTAATGAAAGTTATACATCAGAAATCGAAGAATATATCAGACATATATTGCCGATTGTAGATAAAAAATTAAAAGAAAAACTAGAAAATAACATTTTATTAAAAAAAGAAATCAATGTTATTAAGAATTATACAAATGACGATGATTATGTATTGGCCAGAGAATTAATAACTGAATGCTTATCACAAACGAGAGCAGAACGTTATAATGATTGGATTAATCTTGGATGGGTATTGCGAAATATCGATTATAGATTATTGGCACAATGGACAGAATTTTCAAAAATTGGTAGTAATTACATTGAAGGCGAATGCCAGAATTTATGGGATAAAATGCGTAAAGACCATTTAGGAATGGGAACTCTACGCTGGTGGGCCAAAACTGATAATCCTCAGCGATATAAAGAAATTATTGATAATTCGGTAATTCCTTTGATTGATATTTCGATAGGTTCAGAAGGTGCTCATTATGATGTTGCGAAATTAGTTCAAGTTATTTATAAAGGTGAATACAAAGCAGTTAATAAGGATACTTGGTATAAATATGACCGTGATTCACATTGTTGGATTAAAACAAGAGAAGGTTTGAATTTGCGTCGTTCATTGAGTGAAGAAATCTGTCGTAAATTCCTAGACCGAGCAATGCATTATAATACATTAAGTTCTAATAATGCATATGACAAAGCTCAGCAATCGATGTATAGCAAACGAGGGTCAGAAGCCATGAAAATCGCTTCCAATCTTAAAAAGACTTCTTATAAAGACAGTGTAATGAAGGAATGCAAATGCTTGTTTATTGATGAAAATTTCGAAGAATTATTAGATTGTCGTCCGCATTTAATAGGATTTAAGAATGGTGTTTATGATATGAAGATGCATATTTTCCGTGAAGGTATGCCTGATGATTATATTTCATTATCAACAAAAAGAAATTATATTCCATATTCAATTGAATATCCAGAAATCGTAGAAATCAATGATTTTTTCGAAAAGGTATTTACGAATGTAAATGTTCGTAATTATGTATTAGATATTCTAGCTTGTATTATTGATGGTTCGATAGCCCAAGAACGATTTTATATATTCACAGGTCAAGGAAGTAATGGCAAAAGTAGATTGTTAGACTTGATTCAAAAATCAGTCGGCGATTATTATGCAACATTGCCTATTGCATTATTAACACAAAAACGAGCGGCTTCTAATTCGGCTCAAGGTGAAATTGAGAGAATGAAAGGACGTCGATTTGCAGTAATGCAAGAACCGAATGAAAACGATAAAATTAATGTAGGTTATATGAAAGAATTGTCAGGTAATGACCGAATTTTAACAAGAGGTTTATATAAAGAACCGTATGAATTTAAACCACAATTTAAGATGATATTAGCTTGTAATGAATTGCCTGAAATTCCGTCTCAAGATGGTGGCGTTTGGCGTCGTTTGAGAGTTGTTGAATTTGCTTCAAAATTCTGTGAAAATCCAGACCCATCAAAACCAAATGAATTTATGATGGATTTAGAATTATCAGATAAATTTGATAGATATGCAGACCATTTCGTTTCGATGTTGATTGAAAGACACAAAAATATTAATCCTAATAAGATTACTGAACCTAGAGAAGTAATCAATGCAACCCAGAAATACAAAGATAATAATGACGTCATCGGACAATATGTTAATGACAGAATTATTAAGGATGAGAGTGCTAAAGAAAAGATTGGAATTATGGAAGTATATGCCGATTTCAAGAGTTGGGGAGTTGAGAATGTTGCCAAAGGTAAGAAACAACCAGATAGACAACAACTACGTTCATATATTGATAAAATCTATGGTATTTATATTAAAGATGGATGGAAAGGCTTCAGACTTAAAAATGATTAATTTTATTCGTTCTGTCATTAAGTTTGTTTAAGGTTTCGGCGATATTGACAGTCCAATAGATTTCGTTATTATCAATAGAAAATTTAATATAGAACCAGAGATTATTATTGATAAAAATAATAGAATCGTCAGTTACAGTCGTATAATTATTAAATGTATTTTTTAGAATATTCATATATTCGCTACCAAATCTATAATATTCATATATATCACCTCTAAAATAATTACAAACAGATAATTCAGCAGTTGTATATTCCGTTTTTGAGATAAAATTAATGATTGAATCCAATGACATATTTTTGTTTATTAATAGTTATATCATATAACAACAAAAAATCATTTTTTTTATAAATAAAAAATGATATATAAACAGATAGAAATAATATTTTTATAAAATGGAAATCGATAGGGCTATTGAAAATTTAAAATCAATGTTATCAGAGTTGCGAGGAGAAAATATTGACGAATTCGAAGAACATGAAGTTGATATTAACAGACAAGAATTTTATAATGAAAGTAGTATTATCCAATTTCAAACGAGTGATACAACAATAATATTCGCATTGACTAAAAAAATGCGTCAAGACATCATAGACCAATTAAAAAGGGCATCAAAGAATAATATCGATACATTCGTAAATGAATATAATGGTAAATATAACATAATTCTAATATTTGGAAATGATATATTAACAACTCCTACAATAACTCAATTAAATCTTATTGATAAGATTTTACAGAAAAAGAAAGGAATGTTACAGTTTTTTCAACTGAACGAATTACAATTCAACCCAACTAAACATCAATTAGTGCCACCACATCGTAAATTATCTACAGATGAAACCACCGAAATTATGAATAAATATTTGGTTAAAAGTAAATTACAAATGCCAATTATTTTAAAAACAGACGTTATTGCAAAATGGCTTGGTCTAAAACAAGGTGATATCGTAGAAATAATTAGATACAACGAAAACAGCGGTAAATC